TGTAAATCACAATTAATAGAATCCATTATGTACTGATGCTCTTCGGCTATGCCGTTTACAAAGTCAGACTTTTTTACGTAGCCAGTTATAACCGCTCCACCCCAGTTAATTCTGTACTTAGCGTAGTACTTTTCTTTTTCTTCTGGTGTCATATTATCTATCTACTTTTATGCTGAAGTAGTCACGCTTCTCTTCTGATCTTCTCCACGTAACTCTTCCGCTGTTAAACTTCATTACTTCTGCATCTCCCATAAGGGTAGTGATTTTGTTCTTGGCGAGCTGTTTATCTGCCTCCAGAGCCTTTATCTTATCGCTGGCATCCTGATACTGCTCCAAGTAAATAAAGTCTTTCTCAGAGCCTATAATCTCGCCGTCTGATACAGGGTTTAATTCCTTATTCAATGCCTGCTCATCCTCTAACTCTAAAGCTTCAGGCTCTATCTCGGAGAGCATAGCTTGATACTCTTCCTTCTCAGCCTTATCGGTTGTTGAGTTAATCAGGTCTACAATTTGTTTACCTGCTACGCATAGCGTTGAGAACTCTCTTACAGACTGGTCGATAAACTCTGCTCTCTCCTTATCAAACTCCACCTCTCTTACGTGAAAGTAGAATCCATTAACTAATACGCAGAATACACCCACCTCGCTCTCGCTAATCATCATCTGTGTCTGCACTTGGTCATTGTATCCAGCAGTGATACCATTAGGCCACTCTTTATAGTAATGACTCTCAGTAGATTTTAATTCGATAGGGGTGAGCTCACCATATTGCAACCCAGTGAACGGGCTGTACACCTCACCATCGTGCAATCTATCAATAGATACAAATAGGTTTGGGTATTTGCTGTTTAATAGGAAGAAGTCGGCCTTCTTGGTCACCCTCTCCTTCTTACCCTGCTCAAGGTTTAATAGGAACTGCTCCTCGTCTGGGGTCCAAGACTCCCAATTGCTGGCAATAACTCCTTCGAGCATATGACCTCCGATAGACTTGGCTGTTCTCCACTCAGTAGAATGCAATCCAATCAGATGGTAAAACAATCTGCGCTTACATTTCCATTTGTTAGTACCAGTAATTACTGATACATCGGAAGCACCTATCCTAACAGTTTCGATAGATCCAAAGCCTTCCATTTCTTTTCTTTGGGCGAGCCAACCTGCGTGGCTACTGTTATCCCATTTGATTTTGCTTATCATTGTTTTCTTGTTCCATTTTCTTTAGTAATTCCTTTTGATTCTCGTTCTCCGTAATGTACTGCATCATCTCATTACACCTATGCTGTATAGCTTTGTAGGAATTCATAGCGAACTCGTATCTGGATAGCATTGATTCATAGGCTTGCTGTACCTCGTATAGTTTGTTAGCCATCTCCATAGCTTTATTAAACTTATCCTCATCGTGCCTGTTAGTCGAAGCAATCATCAGAAAGTCTGCGGAGAGCGAACTAATCTTAATTGAACCTGCATAGTATCTCAGGAACATATCATCGTTCTGCTGAAATATCTTCAGGCTGTCTTCTAAATTCTTTACGTATTCTCTATAGGTGCTCATTAGAATGGTATATGATTATCGTCTAAATTTTTGGTTGGCTCATCCCAGTGTACTGATGGTTTGAGACTCGTGTTCTTGCCCGTGTAATTAATATTCGCAAGTCCTTCTTTTCTCATCTCTCCACATCTATAATTCTTGCGACCTCTTTCGTATAGCGTGTGCGTATCTGTGTCATAGAAAACCTTGAACACACCAAGCTTGCCTACCCCGAATGGCTTTGTCTTCTGCACCAACACCTGCATACAATTCTCCATATATGGCATACCGCTTCTGTCTACAATACCATACGGCTCTCTCCATATGCCAACCATCTGGAAGCCTGCTCTCCAGAAACTCTGCCCACCTGCAAGCTTACTCGGGTGTGGCTTAGGCATATACTCTATACCAGTCTCCTTGTCTACTATGATGTCTTCTCCGCTAAGGTGAGCAACCAATATAGTGTGCATCTTCATCTTACGTGAGGCAGAGTTGATGAAGCTTAGTGTACCAAGTACATAGTCCTGAATAGCTTTTCTGTCATCCTCTAACTCTCTGTCTAATAAGTTGAATGGGTCAATACACAGCACGTTAACCTTTAGTTTATACTCCTGCTCCGCTAAGTACACCTGATTGAATATATCCTTTACTGTGAACCTTTCCATCTTACCACTTGCGAATGGGTCGTGCTCTATTACTATGAAATGTTTATTGATAAATGCAATGGCTTCATCAACCTCCTTCGGTGTGATTCGGTGAGCCGCTCTCCCGTACATTCTCTTCCCTGTGTACACCTGAATCAGGTTCCAGAACATCTCCTTCTTACCACCAGTCTCAGGTGAATAGATACAGATAACTTTATCTTCGTTCTTGGCAAGGTGGATCAATGTCTCAATAACAAACACAGTCTTACCTTGGTGTGGGTGTGAGTATAGATAGGTTGTGTAGCCCTCCTTAAAACTCAGGAAGTCATCTCCACATTCCCATCCGCAATACCAGCCTTTCTCAAAAGTCTCATCCTTTGCTGAGTGTATTTCTTCTCTGCACTCAATCGCTCTGTGGTATTTTTTACTCATATTTTCTTGTTGATGTCTTTAATGTAATCCCTACGTTTGTACTCATCCTCGTTACGCTTCCAGTTTGCTATACGCTTAGGCAAGTCCCAAGTCTTCTCCTTCTCAAACTTTAGCTTCACTCCATCCTGAGCACCCCAATAGTGAAAGAACTTAACAAGCATATCCCTTTCGTATTCCCCTACGAACTTACCAACCTCCTTACCAAACTCTGTTCTTCTGTCACTTAGGTTAAGAGTGCTAGTTTGCTCTCCTTGAAATAAACTTATAGCATCATCAAAGGTAACCTCAACACCATCAAACTCAAATGTGGTATTGAATCTCTCAGAGAATCTTTTAATTAAATCAATTTGGTTATTGGTTAGCTTCCCCATTTTCTAACTCCTTTAAATACTCTTCTGCATTAACAAGCTCTGTGGATTTATAACGCTTAACATATTCACCCTTCTCCTCCATTACAATCTGATGTAATCCCATAACTGAATTTGCACCTAATGAACGGAGAGCATTTCTTATCATAGCCTTATCATTCTTCATCAATCCCTCACCCAATTCAAGCATATGTCTTTTCATACTTGGATAGATATCTACTGGCTCAATCCCTAAGAAATAATTGGTAGGACCAAAGTCATTCTTGGCTGTAGTGAAGTGCTCCGCAATCTCAGCCTCGGCGTAAGGGCTAATGTAATCTGGTCTGATTCTACCAGTATCATCTGAGCGAACTGCACCACTTGGGAATCTTCTGATTTTCTTTGGCGAGCTATCAATACTGTGCTCAATAGGAATCATTGCGTTCAACTCATTCTGAATGTCGTTGAAGTCTTCGTATCTGTCATTAAACTCTTGGGTAGGGTTCTTGCCCCAGAATTTCTCAAGCCTTTCCTTGTCCCAGAAGGTCTTGTTTCGCTCTTGTTGATCGTGTGTGATTGTCATAAAGTTTTTAGGTTAAAAAAGGGAGCACAGACCCTTGACTTTCTGCACCCCCTTGAGTTCACATTCAAAGATGTGATTTATTTTTATACTGTGGAAATTTATTTACTATTTAGAATGAGTCTAAATTAGAAGATGTCTTTTGACTCAATCTCGAACGTGCCATCCTTCTCTAAATGCACCAAAGCCCATCCGTGGTTCCAGTTGTTGATAGGCATATACTTAGGATTTAGTTTGCATAGACAGCCAGTACCGAACACAGCGTGCACATCTCCTTCTAAGTCTCTCATATAGCTTCTATCAGAACGATGGAAGTGACCCATCAGTACATTACTTGAGGTCTTCATCATCACTGCTCTTGCGTGGTTCATAGCGCCTTTAACGGGGAGCTCGTGACCGTGTAGAATATTCAGCTTACCAGCAATAACTTTAGTCATAGATTGAACTATCTTTACCCTGTACTCCCTCAACCTCAATACATCCTCGAGGTTCAACAATCCGTGGAGCTGTTCAGCATTATCCATAATGTATTTATCGAATCGCTGATCGTGGTTACCAATCTTAAAGTACACATCCTCCTCCTTGAATTGATTACGAATCTCCTCAAAGAATAGTCTGGTCATATCCACCTCGTACTTAAAGCTTCTGTTAAACTTATTCTTCTCGTGTCTGGAGAGCTGATACGCATCCATCAAATCACCATTGATATAGATGCAATCTACGCCAACCTCTTTAATCTCTCTCAGTGCAGTTACCAAAGCGTTTCTATCGTGATATGGTAAGTGGACATCGGATATCACAGCAATACGTCTGTATCTTTTAGGAAGAATCATTTCTGGAATCTCAATCTCATCCTCGCCATCGGGAATGTTAAAGTCGAATCCATTAATACCAAATAACTCTCTTTTCACACTCATCTTATTAGCTGCCTTAATTTTGTAGGCATCCATCCATACAGAGAATTGTCTTCTGAGAGAGTCTGTGTAATCAATATCAATCTCTTCGCAAAAGTTTTTAGCCATCTCGGTTACGCTCTGATTAATATCATTAGCGAAAGCTCTCTCCATAAATTCAAGAGCCTGCTGTTTGTAACCAGTGTGTCTTTGTTTCATTGTTTTAATTTTTAGTTTTTGAATGTTGGGTAATTCCCATTTTATCTTGGTATATAATATAAGCTTCGGCAAGTATGCCTAAAAGATTATCGTCTTTAACCATAGCCATTGCTATGTTCTTGGCGAGCTGGCCATTATCGCCAATCTCTATGAAGCATTTGCCATCCTCATACAGCGTCACCTCTAAAAATGCTATCTCTTTAATATTTGTCTCTTGGTCCATCTGAATATTTAGTATAAAAATCTATTTCCTCATCCCATTCAAACACTCCTTCAATCTCACCGACAATGTCCCATAGGAACCTAAACCTTCCATACTTATCTACAAAAACAAAATCGCTCAGCTCGCTATCTTTTGGCGGACGCTGTCTTTTTCTTTTTGCCATAAGTTTGTTTATTGGGCTCCTTGAACCATTCGTAAGGTATTTCTTTATCAGCATATAAGAATCCATTCTTAACGCACCAATCAGCGTAAGTAGTCTTTGAACCCTTATTAATTCTGCCTTTTGCATTTTGAAATACGAATCTTATGTCCAGCTCAGGATGTTGCTTCTTTACCAGTAAGTGCTTCTTTCTATCCGAAGCCACAAATCTACCCTTAGTCTCTATGATTATTCCGTTGGGGAGCTGAAAGTCAGGTGTGTAGGTGTGATTAGATGCAGGTATCACATACGGTATCTTGAATGACTCGTACTCAGGTGTAATACCCTGCTTAGCTATCTGCTTATAGACAGTCTCCTCTAAGCCAGACCTGAAGCCTAACTTAGCACCGACATTTACCTTCTTCCTTTTAGCCATTATTTGAAGAGCAGATAACCAGCACCCGCACCGATCCCAACTCCAACCCAGAATTTTAAATTAGATTTCTTTTGAGGAATTTCAAATGAACGTAATCCCTCTATCTTTACGTAAGGGTTAGCGTTTGTAACCTCAACGACAGACTTTTTCTTTTTAAATAATCCTTGGCTAACATTCTTGAACGATACGCTCAGCTCATCTCTCATCTCTACCTTTGCTCTCAAACTATCATCTTTCTCTTTTACCTCAATGGTCATCCACTTATCACTGATCGAACTGTTGCGTTCAATTATTCCGTTTACTGTATCTGTTTTAGTTATCAGAACAGTATCAATTTTAGTGGTCTGTGCAAAAACTGCACCTGCCCTTGCGTTGCTTTTAATCAATCTGGCGAGCTGTTTATCTTGATCACCGATTATACGAAGTAAATTCTCTTTGGATCCCTGCAGATTAGCGATTTGGGCAACAATCTCGCCCTGCTTATTCTTATAGTACTTAACTGAGTCCTGCATAGAGACAATCAGATTAGACTGCTCATCGTAATTATTCTTGTAATTATTGCAGGTATTGTAGGAAATGATTACCAGAGCAAATGCTATTGAACCTCCTACCCATTGTATCCAGCCTTTCATAGTTTAATTATTTAAGGCTAAGATAAATAGTATATATCAGAAATGCAAATGCTAGTTAATATTTTTTAACTGATGGTTTTCTTGCTCTAAATGATTTACCTTTATGGTGAGCTCTTGGTTCTGAATAGTAAGGTCGAGAACTCTGTCCTCAAGCTCCTCCATTCTTTCCTTCATAATAGTAATTTGACTTTGTAAATCTTCCACGAGCGTAGTATAGGCGTTAGAAATGTGTTCAGATGCTTCAGCTGAATTTTTCTTTCTGGCTTGAGCATTTGTAATGTAAGCTGTGATGGCGTTTGTTGCTATTAACAATAGCGCCTGAAGTACAAAGTCGTTCATTTGATCATCTAAAGAATTTACTGCAAAGATAATTAAAAATCAGTTAAGGATTTTGGCTTGTAGATAACGTTCACTGCATTTTCTTCATCACCGAATCTACTTGGAGCTAATAAAGGATTGTTAGGATTAAATCCGTAAGCCCAGTCGGTCTTGCCTAAGTAATAGAATCTACTTGCTATATCGTGGTTATAGTGGAGAGCAATTGTTCTTACTCTTCTTTGGATGTCACCCCTGGTCGCATCGTGTGTATTCTGACCAGAGTCGTTGTTGTAGATGAACTGTATGTAACCACACGCATCTATATGACAGAATTTTGTATTTAGGAATGTTCTTACGATGAGCTCATAGTCATCAGCAATCGCTAGTCTTCTATTATGACCGCCTATTTTGTAGTACACATCTCTTCTCCACGCTCTGATGTGGTTAGGTACACCTACTATATGGCGAATAGTCTTAGGATTTACACCTACGCAGATGCTCTCATCATACCTCCATCTAACCGATGGGTCGTATGTATTTCTGTATTTACCATAGCCAAGTGCAAATCCATCTGGGTATTTAAGGCAGTTGTAGTTCTCATCTACCTCTACGCAGTTGGTATAGAAGAATCCGCACTCAGGGTGAGCTTCTGCTGCCTCAACCAGATACTGCCCACAGAATGGCAACAGCTCGTCATCGTGATCAAGCTCAGCTAATATATCTCCACTGCACAATGTTGCAGCTTTGTATTTAACGTCACCTATACAACCGCCACTTGGTTGCTGAAACGTAAAGACTCTTATTCTTTCATCTGATTCACTCATCATCTTGAGCCAGTTCGATAGCTTATTGTCGTCAGGCGAGTCATTAACAATCACCCATTCCCAGTCATCCATAAATTGATTGTCCAATGAGTTGTACAACCGCTCAATTCTTTTGATAGGTGTTTTGTAAGCTGGAGTGAAGAAAGAAACCTTTGGCTTATGTGGAACCAAAATTGAGTTCATTGCTACGTTGTAAGCCAATTCCCCATTAGGTATATCCGTATGCACCCACCTCTTCCTTATGATGGAGAATTTTTCAGGAAGAATAGGAACATCTTCCCATTTGCCCCCTGTGCTAATTATAGAATCGTATTTAGAAAAGTCATAATCCTTCCATACTAAATCCTTCTGTGTAGCGTATTCTACGTTGAGCGAAGTATCTTCATACCCCAGATGAACATTTGATTTAAGTTCGGGCTTATCCTCTCCGATATACAGGACCTTAGGAGCCGATGTCTTTTTTATGCCAATAGTTGGGAGGTAATTGTAGTGACACAGCACCTTATTAATAAACACAAACTCTTCTGGATTTGATTTATGGTAGGCTTCAATAAACTCTCCATCTGCTGTATAGCCTGATCCATAGCTCATTGTCTTGTAAACATCTGTGTGTACAGTGTATTGAGCTAAGTCAATACCACGTGGTATCAGATTTTCTTTGCTTGCTACCCTTATATCTAATCCAGTAAAATCCCTGCCGTCTACCTTTTGATCATAACAGAATGCTTTTTTCTTAGGGTTCTTTTTGATTGCTTTGGTGAGCTCTTCATAATACTCTGGATGCATTATATTGTCGTCATCCAAATGGAATACGTAACCCTGTGGCAGAGATTTTAAGATGTCATTAAGATTGCTTAATCCCCAACCGTCCCCGTCTCTGAAGTACAGCTGTGCTCCATTCTCATTTAGCTTACTAAGCAAGCTTACATCAATATTCTTGACGTGCTTTGTATCAAACACAATGTGCCAAGAAACATTAACCCCACTAGAGTATACTGTTTCTAGCAGGGTTAATAAGTTACTTACACGAGAACATCTAGTTACTACGTGAAATTGCATTTTACTTCAAGGTTGATGCGTCTACCTTTTTCAATCCAACTGGCTCTTCTTCTTGTTGAGCTGGTTGTTGGAATGCGGCTACTGCGTTCTTAACAATATCCGTTTCTTGAAATGTTTTGAACACACCAGCACCTAATGCTTGGTGAGCTACCTGAATTAAAATGTTTAAAGCTTCTTGTTGATTCATAATAAATATATTTATGCAGCTAAGTTACAAATATTTATTGAGAAAATCAAATTTGTATGTTAAAGTTAATTACAGCTCTATTGCTCTTACCATAGAACGGCTCTACTGAATGAACGATGTCATACGGCCAGATGATTAGCATACCCTTCTTTGGTCTGATAAAACACTTCATACCCCTGATATGAAATGCGAATACGCCGCTGTAGGGATGATCAAGGATCGGCTCTCCATCTGACAGGTAGTATCCTCCAGAAAACATTACAGGCTTAGCCTCTCCGTGATGCCACCTGCAATGATTGTGGGCATTGTGACCTCTTCCTGAGTGTGGATCGTAATACTGTAACCAGCTCTCTGTTATTACAGCATTCTTCTGGTGAGCTATTCCTAAGCTATCAAGTAACGTGTAGAATCCATTTTTAATCCTGCGCTTAATAATATCTACGTTGTCATTATCTATCTGCAAGAAATCATTTGGAGGTGTGAAGAATCGGCTACCTATTGGCTGGAACTCGTGCTCCTCTACCCACTGGTCCTTTCTTTCGTAGTTTACCTCATAGGACTCTTGCCTTTCTGTGTCATATATGCTGGGGAGCTCTTGACCCATAAGCTTCTGCCTGTCATCCAGTTCTTTCATCCCTAGCGCATACACAGCGTCTGCTATCTCGTCATCGAATATCCTTTGGTATACGGGTATTGGTGCCAGATAGAATACGTTGTCAGCTCC